ATATATCAGAGTTTTCGGAGTTAAATAAATTACTTATTTCCGTCCATAAACAATCATGCTTATGTTATTACTAGAAGGATTGCAAACAAACCATGTTTCATTCATTTTAATTTTTCTACTTCCGTTATTATACTCCATCAGAATACAAGCGTTGTAAGCATCGTTATATCGATAAGATGTAATCTTATTCCACCATGGACCTAAATCATTGATGTATATCTCAGGAAGTGTGATATCCGAAGCACCTTGGTATGCAATTGTTATCTGAATTACGATCTCTTTGTATTGACTGGGCACGGTAAATTCTTCAGATAATTTTCCGTCAAAGATTCGTTTCCAAGTCTTATCAGAATTTAGCTGTGCAATACCATTCGCATTTGCTTTCATCTGCTTATCAATAATATCCATGTTGTCATTCTGCACCCCAATATCATAAAAATCAGATCCTTCTGGTTTAGTCAGTCCATAATTTGTTGTCTTTGTTGCCATCTTACTCTCCTTTCAATACAGTATTTCTAACCTGTTCGTTTGTATATGTGTGTAAATAATCATGTGTAAATCCATGTAATGTATCATGTTGGTTATATCTTAATCCAATATCTATCATCATATTCAGTGGTACAATCTCTTCTAATAGTTGCTCGAAATCGTTATACATTTGCTTTCTTGTTAACTCTACCAGACATTTTAATTCCATTGTTTCTGGTAAAATTACCAAAGTGTAGTTCCCATTGCCTAGCAAATTATCAAGTCTATTTATAAGATCTTGATTCGTATATGGGCAGTCATCATACCACTTTGTCAGCACTCTGAATTTTCGGTCTTCTAAGCTATCTGTATCCTGTGGCTGTATTTTTAAGATTTTTTCGCGCCGTGCAATTCCATATTCTGTAGAAGTTCGGATACAGGTGTCAAGATCTCTGTCTCTTATTTCATTTTCTAATTGCTGTCCAACTTTTTCTTCTGCATCATAGATTGCTTTTATTTCTTCTATATTTTCAATCACAGGAGGAATATTTAGCTGCATGATACCGCCCCCTTAACCGGAATAACATTTTCTTGCAACGTAATATTTTCTGTTCCACCATTTAACAATATATTACTTACATCTGTAATTCCTTCTACATTATAGATAGCGTTTTCAATACCTGCTCGTCTTACGATTATAGAATCACTGTTTATCCAATTCTTTCTCAGCGATAGCAGATATTCTTCTACCGCATTTTCGACTTGCGTTTTTAAGCCTTCCGCAGAATATCCAGTATCATATGTAGCAACTGCAGATACATTAACTATATATTCTGTCACAGTTGTGATTGATACAGAATGTCCAATTGGAGCAATCCCAATTCCTTCTCCTGTTTGTTCTATTGGATCAACCTGCGTCTGCACGTCATTGATCAGCTTGCTTTCTGCTTTTCTATATTCGTCTGATATAATCACAATTGGTATGATTGTTCCTTTTCGTCGATATGGTTTGACTCCTCCAACACCATCAATTGCACCTATTCTTTCTTTATAATATGCACGATTTCCACCGAACGCCTGAATGCCAAACGAATCCATGATTCTCATGCGGTAAGATTCCTCATCTTCCTCATCTTTTCCTTCTACCAGAAGCTTGGTTAATGCCGCATCTTCCAGACCATCAATATCATCCAAACACATCAGATCCCCTAACCATCCATTCGCTGCGGTTCCTGGATCTTCACATTCCAGTCTGTACTTATGTTCTTCTTCATTGATCACGTCTGTTACAATGTAATTATAGTCATCTCCTGAAAACTCAGTTCCAATCGGCACTGGAACATTAAATATTCCTTCAAATTCTGCCGCAGTAGCTTCTTCTATGTATGTTCTTCTTTCTTGTCCAGACTTCACTAAATGATCAAGATCAGCTGTATCAGCATATTGGTTATCTGTTAATGCTGCAAGTTCTACATACACTTCTTCCAATCTTGCTGCCTGCTTTACACAGGAATGATAAATCAGGGATCCCTCACTTGTATCCAAGCCATCCGGCATATCTTCCATCATACTGTCCATGATATTTTCAAAGGTCATGTCCTCATACATCCGATTCCACCTCCTCACTTCCATAATCCGTTAATAATGTAAATTTAATATGTAGTGTTTCATTTACTTTTTCGATATCCAAGTTCTCAATTCCATTAACATATGGATTCACTTCGAGACATTCTGTCAGCATTCTGTTTACTTCAGATTTCACATACTCATCAGAATATGTTCCTCCGATCAGATTTACCATTTCATTTCCGTATTCCCATGAATACTGAATATATTTATATCTTACAATCTTAATTGCCAGATACGCCCACACTGCAACAGCTCTTGCGCCTTCCGCAATTCTTCCTGTCAATTTTCCAGTAGTGAAATCTATATCAAACTCTCTTGGATAATATTCTTCTTCCTCTTCTTTATTGATAAGTTCTTCTGTCTCTTCTTCAAATGGAAACCTTATGTATTCACCACCTTGCATATAATTATGTATTTATCGTCACTGATCTGGTACACCAGAACCATGTCTCCATCATTAAGGACTAAACCATCTGCTATGTAATAGTCTTCTGGATCAAGCTTTAATTCATTGCATAGCACTTGATCTTGTAGCACTCTTGCCATCTGCAATCCTGTGTTATTTCCTTTTTTACCTTGATGCTGCATGATCTTTAACAGCTTCTCATAACTATTCACTAAAGAACTCTCCTTCCTTGCTGCCAGTGTTTCACGTAATATGAATCATTCAGATTACTGACTTTTACACCGCCACTGCTTGAACAGTGCACAAACTTTCCCGATCCGGCATAAATACCGACATGAGAAGCTCCTGCTTTGTATGTTCCTTGAAAAATAACCAGATCGCCTTTTTTCAAATTCTTTTTTTGTACTTTCGTTCCTTTTTGCGATTGTGCTAACGCTGTTCTTCCGATATTT